AAAGAAACAAATTCATAATTTCTATGTTTAATTTTGCCAGTACCTTTACATTCAGGACAGTTCCAATCTAAATTTTCTGTGCATAAAGGACAGTCTATTTCAGAAATCATATACGCTTTCTCCCCTTTAATTCTTCTTATCTCATCCCTCATGGAACCTTTAATCTTTTTATGAATATAGGTTAAAAATTTAACTTTTTTATTTCCCTTAAATTTTTCAGAAGCGTCTAATAAAGCCATTATACCGGCTTGAATTAAATCATTTGTATATTTAGAATCAAACTTGTTAGCCTGTGATATAAGTAAAGGCCGATATTTTTCTATCAACTCATTTTTTTCCTGCTCTGTCATACTTTTCTCCTTTCTAATAGCCTTTTTCATTAGGACAGTATTCTATAACCTCAAACTTAAAATTATTTTCTCCATGTGTATTAAAAGCTCTTTGAAGATATCTATTTATATGGATACTCTTTCTTAAACCGGATAAATGGTCTTTCCATCTTTCTGATGTATCAAAAGAACTACCAATATAACATTTTTGGTTTACCAAATTTAAGATTTTATAAACCCCGGATTTCATAATTCTTTTACTTCTCCTTTTTCATTTTTCATCTCTATAAGCTCTCTAAAAATATCCTTACCCTCTTTTAAAAGAGATAAAATACGCTCTTCAATACTATTTTTAAACACTAAGTCATAAATAAAGGTTCTTTTAGTTTGTCCTATCCTATGGATCCTTTTTTCACTTTGTTGTCTATCAATTAGGGATGAGGCGGATTCAAAATAAATCATGTAATTCGCTACTTGTAAGTTTAAACCAGTACCCCCACTTTTAACATTGGCTACTAAAACTTTTATAGTGGAATTACTAATAAATTTATTTTTCACTCCTATTTTATCCTTAGTCCCCCCATAAAGTCTTTCAAATTTTATTTTCTCTTTCTCTAATCTTTCACAAACTATATCACCTGATTTTATATACTCCAAAAACACTACTACTTTTCCATCCATATTTTTAATTAAATCTACCAAAGCATCAAGTTTAGGGTTCTCGTCAAATTCATGTTTAATCTTTTCTCCATCCTCATTGGTAAATTCTATATAACCGGAACATATCTGTCTAAATTTTATAAAAGCATTTTTAACCTCTATTAAATTTCCTTTAGCAGATATGATACCTCCAATTGCGTTTTGATATGCCTCTTTTTGTTCAGGACAAAATACACAATGTTGAAGAATGTTTACCTTTTCAGGTAAATCTAAAGTTTCTTTTTCGGAATACCTTATAGACTTATTAAGGAGTCTCTGATTAAGGTTTTCTTTAAGCTCTTTTTTAAGTTTATAATCTATACCTCCCCAATAACCTGGTTTAGCATCAAAATATGCTTCCCTATAAATTGAAACATACTCTCCTAAAGTTTCTCCATTATCTACTAAATAGAATACAGGCCATAACTCTAAAGGATCTCTATTCATAGGAGTACCGGTAAGTCCAAATTTAATTTTAGCCTTCTTAGAAAGTTCCCTACTTACCTCAAAGGAAAGTGAGCGTCTATTTTTATTTTGGTGAATTTCATCATATATAATCACATCAAAGGTATCTAAAAAAACTTTTAACTTATCTTTATTGATAACCCATTTACCTTTATAAGGGTCTGTAGTCATAACTAATAAACCTGTGTAGTTTAATAAAACTAAATCAGAAGGTTTCTTTAAAAGTTCCCACCTCTCTTGTTGATTTCCTATAAGTTCTATACTTGATAGGTTAGAATGTTTCTCAACCTCGTCTGACCATGTACTAACTGTAGAAATATTAGGAGATAAAACTAAAGCTCTCTTCCACTCTTCTCTTCTTATCGTGAGGACGTCTAAAACTATAAGGGTTTTTCCTAACCCCATATCTAAGAAATATAAAAAACCGTCATTTATAATCCCTAATAGTATTCCTGCTAACTGGTGAGTATAAGGTTCAGTTTTAAAATTGAAATTTCCTAATTCTGATAGAAGTTTCTCTCTTGAGGTATCCTTAATCCAAGACCAGTCATATAATTTTTTATTAAGGAAGTCTTCAACAACTTTTTTAGAAATCATAATGTTTTTTTAACTCCATTCGATGAATTTTTGTTTATGTATAATAAATTCGTCCATACCCTAACTATATCTTTTTCAGATAAAGGTTCTAAGACATTATTTTCATGTTTATCAAGTATACAACGTTTTCTTCCCACTCCACAAGGACTTTCTATTATATCATACTCAACACTATCCTCACACCCTTTAACAACACATCCTACACAATTTTCTATATTACTTTTTATTATTTTATATAATTTTTCCATTACTTGTCCAAAAAACCTTTATCCGCTAAAATACCCCAGTATTCATTATTTTTCATATAGGAGGAACTTAGGCAAAATTGTCCAAAGGAATAATTCTGTGATATAAGTAAGACGTCACCTTGACGGGTATTTCTGGCTTTGTCGACGTAGAGACGAGCAAGGCCTCTCTTATATTCGCTCGGAGTTTGTGTATAGGTAATTAAATTGTCACTCGTTCTAACCTTACTAAAATCCTCTGCTAAAGATTTTCTTGTTAATAAGGAAACTCCTTCTGCCATTTTACTTGTTTGTGCAACAGTTACTACCGCAATATTTCTTTCACCTGCTATACCTCTTAAATCAACACAAGTTCTACCTAAATCTATCCTTAAATTAGTTGAATCTATATCCATCAAATCAAGATAATCTAAAAGAATAATATCAGGAATAAAATTTTCATATCCTTCTAAAGTGTCTAAGTATGACCTTAATCCTTTTATTGATAAAGTTCCTGTAGGAAAGAATTTAATTAGTAATTTTGGAGACCTAATCTGTTCTATTTTGTCTTGTAGGTAACTTCGGATATTATTATCTTTCATAGATTTTACAGTTGGTATATCTTTAAGGTTAATATCAGATACATACCCATGATTAGTTTTGGTAAAATAAGTATTTTGTAATTGTAAAAGTTCTTTATTATTTGTCATGGCTATTGAAAAGAAATTCTGCATATACCTTGCTTTTAATCTATCTTCATCCAATTCCAAAGTAATATGTAAAATTTTCTTTCTTTGCAGTAAGGCATATTTGGCTAAATGGATTAAGAACCATGATTTCCCAGCACTTGCCCTTGCCATAAAAGTATATAATTCTCCAGGACATGGACACAATTCTAAATCATCTAATTCTTTTATTCCTGTATAAATTAAATTAGCTTCTTGGGTATCTAAAAAATCTAATGTCCTATTTTTATCTTTAAATAAAAAAGTTCCAGGTTCAAATAGGTTTATCCTCTGTTTACGAGAGCTTTCTAATAAATTTTCAGCACCGTCTATATCTCCATTTTGAAGAGCTTCTACAGCACCTCTCAAAGCCTCTTTAATGTTTTGGGTTTTTATAAATTTATTAAGTCCTGATAACACAAATTTAGAATGTAGAGAATCTTTATTTTCATACATTGACTCAAGGATTTTAGTATAGATTTCCGACTTAGTGGAATCTTGTAATTCAGGTTCTAATAAATCTGGTAAATGTTCATTGGGAGAGTCTTTAAACTCCTGGTAAAAATTAATAGACAACTCTGCTATGCGTTGGTAATAAGGATTTGAAAACATTTTTGGTGTAACATTCTCTACTATAATTTGAGCAGAATCTTTATCAAATGCCAATAAGGTTATTATATTTTCTTGTAAAGAGTTTGTGAATTCAGCCATTCTCCCTCTCAATTTCTTCTACTTCTTTTCTAACTATATCTTCCACTGTCTTTAACATTTGGGAAAAGGTATCATTAAAGTCGGTATTAGGAAGTAATTCATGTGCCTCCTTCTCAAATCCATCTACTAAGACTCTAATGTCTACGGCACTATATCCTTTAACTTGATTAGAAGGTTTAACTGTTACTTGTATTTCTTTTAATTTCATTTTATTCCTCCTTAATATTTACTTCTATATCCAAGAGTATCTTTAACATGAGCAAGTTCTACCTTTAACCTCTCTACTTCTTTGTTCCAAGTTTCCAATTCATACTGCTGTTGGATAGATAAGTCTATCAACTCTTTGTTGAGAGCATCAATTCGTTTATCCTTGTC